CGGCTCCGATAGCAGATGTACTGAAGTCAGTGCCAGCAAGGTTGATTTGAGGATCAGCGCTGGCTATTTGGACAACACTAGACGTGTTAACTAACAGGCGTCCCGAGCTGTCGATGCGGGCGCGTTCTGATCCACCAAAATCAAACGTAGCTGCAGCTTCATCAGCATCAACAGAAATGTCTAAGTTATATGCGGTAGTGTTGGCAGTATTTCTCGCCTGAATACGCAGTCCCGCTTCTGTAGTTGCAGTATCGTTTTCGCCTACTCTCAGGGCAATGGGCGTAGTTCTGTCAATTACCGTTAATTTGTGTCCAGGCGAAGTAGTGCCAATCCCTACGCGGTCATTGCCAGCATCAACAAAGAACAAGCTGGTATTGGTATCACCTTCAATTCTGAAATCAACGTCTGCGCCGCCATCGTTAAACACCACTTCACTGGTGCCAAACTCAACCCGCTCAACGCCGTTGGTTGCAATACCTAAAGCATTTGCTCCAGCGCTAAAGAATCCGGTATCCAGGTCAGACGCGAAGGCAAGACCCGGCGCTGCAGCCGTGCCGTCTTCCATCAGCATCGTGCCATCCAGCTCTTGGATGGTGACCCAGCCGTCGTTGGCGGCGTTACGCAGCTTCAATTGACTGGCGTTTGTATCCGCCCACCACATGTAGGCGTAGGTTGTCGTCGGCGGAGTTGAACTGCTGTTGTTGCTGACGATGGCAGCCAGCGCTTCGTTCAGGCTACTACGGACTGCCGAACCCGTGCCATTGTCAATTACATAGTCGTGGACTGGGCTCATGGTTTTAGTCCGCGTCAGAACAGCATTTAGCCCACTTTAGACCGCCTTGCCATAACCAACAGCCTGCCATGTGAAATTACGGTCCACGTTGCTACCGCCGCTGTCCAGCACATCCACGTCAAAGCCAGTGCTAGTCACGTTGCTGATGTTGACGCGCTCGCCTGCGCCAAGGTTCTGCACGGTGATGCCAACACTTGGCAAGTAAGCATTGACGCCGCCAAGGCTTGCCGTACCAGTGAAAAACGCCTTGTCAAACGTCACGCTCTTGGTGCTGGTGCCACTAGCGACCGCGCTGCTGCTCTGCTCTTGTCGCCGTTGGAACGTGGCGTTATAGCCAAGCTGGTCAACCAAAATGTTTTGGGCAACGTCGCTGCTTTCCATCTCAACCTTGAACTGGAACCCGCGACCGTTGTAGGTGCCGTTTTTGAACTCTTGCCAATTCCCATAGGTGGGCGTGCCAGCAGGGTCATCAGTCGTTGAGCGCAAATACAGCTTGGCGTTGACTGCATCAATCGTGCTGCCATCCCAGTCACTCCAAGTATCAACGTCACCTGTGCGCGAATCCATCAAATCGTTGGGGAAAAAGCCGCGAGTAACGAAATACCGCGTCAGGTCTAGTGCGAACGTGTTACCAAGATCCAATGTGTTAACAAACTCGTATTCGCCTTGATTCAAAACGTCACCGGCAAAATCAAATGCAGCAATATCATCAAAGTCTGGAACGTCATCAATATCCGCGCTTCCATCTAGAGTTAGCGCATCAAATTCGTCGCTATAAAAAACATCTGTTTTGTTTCCTTGGAACGGCGGAACGTCTTGGTCTTCGCGGCGTTGTTCAATAATTAAGTTGCCGAGTGCATCAGGAAGATCCACCAGCACACTGGTTGCATTGGTGCTGCGGCGACCGCCGTCATCTTCAAACTTGACAAGAATTTCGCCTTCAATTAAAGGCACCGTCGCTTCTGTAGCAGAACCTGCAACAGCATCAATCAAGTTAACAGAGTTGCTCCAGGTTCCGGTGCCATCGGTCAAGCTGCTGTGGCGGATAATCACGCGACCGCCAACTTTGACATCAAGCTCCGATGCCTCCAGCCATTTCAGGCGTGCGCTGTTTGCGTTAATTGGTTCCAGCGATAAGCCTTCAACATCAAACGGAACAGCAGTTTTACCAGCGAGCTGAAACTCTCCAGCGGCTGTATCGCTTGGGCGATTGAGGAAGTTATACGCTTGGATTTGAACGCGAAGCGTACCGGCTCGCAGTTGCTTAAGCGTTATGGACTTATTACTTGTGACGACTGTCTGAATATTGTCGTTATCAATCCGATACTGGATTCGATATTCGTTGGTACGCAAACCATCGTGCTGCCAAGTCAGATCGAATGCCGTGAAGACGCTCTGACCGTCTTGATATAGATATTCATTGCCTGTGATCGAATCAACCGCAGTCGGCTTATCCGATAGGTTGCTGATGTCGCGCTGTTGCAATTTGATGTCAGCTTCAATCGCCGCATAAATCGACTCGTTGTACGCCAGCGCAGTGACGCCGTAGATGCCGTCGCCGGATTCGGCAACGTTGAGCACGCGGAATTGCTGAGATTCAATATCGCTCGTTTGAATTAACCAAACAGCGTTGGCGTTGGGTGCTTCGCTAAATGCACTGCTAACAGTGATTGCGGTGCCGCTGATGCTGCTGATGGTTTTGGTTTCCACCAAGCCGGTGGGCATCATCACCGAAAGCGTTGGGCTGTTCGACAGGTTGACCGACAGATTGGTGTCGCTATCAACCGTGATGACGGTGGTTGTTGCGCTGTTGACGCGACCACTGCGGCGTGTACCACCACGGAGCGGATCAGCAACGTCGATCACCATTCCAGGGCGCAGAATGATGCCGCTATCAATCGACACCGAGAATGTGACCGTTTCAGTCAGGTTTTGCTCGGACAGCAGCGCCCACTTACCGGCACGGTGCGCCTGACCTTGGCTGTAGCAGCCCAGCGCCTTGATGTCCTTATTGATAATGCCGTATTTGGCAACGGCGTCCTGGTCTTCGACGTATTCGTAGGCGACTTCGCCTTGGGTGTCATATTCCTGGTAAGCGACCGTTGCGGTGGTGTGCCGCGCCTTCTGTGATGTGCCCGAATAATTGAAGATGCCGTCTACAACATTGCTCGGACCAAGCAGATATTGAGAGTCGCTTGGCTTGTCCTGCTGGAGTACAAGCGAGCCTGCGCCGTAGTAAGCAATGCCACGGAACAAACTGGTCATCTCTTGGATGACGTTATACACTTCGTCTCGGCTATTTAGCAGCAGGTTGCAGCTAAAACGTGGCTCTTGACCGCCCTTGCCGTCGCTGACCAAAGCATTGCAATACTGGCTGATCGAATAGAAGTCGTAGCGATCTAATGACGACTCAGGGATTGATGCCCCGTAACGGGTATTGATTAGCAGGTCGTATAAACACCAGGCTGGATCGTTGGTCCAGGTTGCAGCCTGAAACGTCCCATCCCACACGCCCGAATAGGTAATCCTGCCGGGATAGGTAGTGGTATCGACCGTCGCGTTGCTCGGGATCTTGACCTTGATGCCGCGAACCAAATACTTACGGCTTGGAATGCCGCTGAACTGACGCGAGTCAAAACGCAGAAACGCCAGCGCACTGTTGGGATAGCGCAGACGCTCATCAATAATTTCGGTGTAGCTGTACCAGTAGGTATCGTTTTGCGTTCGAGCACTGCTTGGGTCAGCGCTGACACGCACCAGGCGCACATCGACTGGGAACGCCCCAGTCAGCTCGATCATGTAGTCGCGCTTATAGACGTTGCTGCTTTTGCCGCTGATCGTGTCGGTAAAAACGTCAGTGAAGCCGCCGCCGTTGTACTGAACCTGCGCCTTAATTTGAACAGAACTAGATGTGATATCGCCGTTGTCTTGGAACTTTTGTAGAGCAGGAAGCTGAACCGTAATTCTTAACCGGTCAATATCTGCGTCGGTGATTTGGCGCGTTACTGGGAAGGCGTTAGTGAACTCAGTGTTTATGAGCTTTTCGCGCTCAGTGCCATTTAGACCGGAGATATAGGCTTGCGACTGGGTGCCGTTGCGGGTGGTGACGGTGTAACCCTGAAAATTATCAGTCCCAGAAGGGGATTGAATTGGAGTGCCATCTAGGTAGATGCCTTTCAGGCTGTCTTCAATGCCTTGAATTTCACCTTCAGAAATCAGGTCAAGGACAGTGGCAAATTGAACTGACTGCAGGCTGTCGGCTGCTTCTGATGGTGTGTGACCACCACCGCCGCCGCCTTTGCTGATACCGATGGGACCGCCGCCTGAACCGGCGATGCCCAGACCTAGACCAGCGTTGTGAACACGGATGCCACCAGCAATGAAGGTGTGGTGACCTTCGACCGTAAGGTTGTAGACCGTTCCAGTGCCTAAA